AACAGCGGCGGGGTTCTTTTCGGATTCGTTCATTGCAGTTCCTTTCTCCGCCGGTGCGGCGGCACTGTCCTGAATGGCAACCAGATGCCCTGCGCGCCCTCTGGGCACGATCGCAACATGGTTTCCTCGGATATTAGTCTGGCGGTATCCCGTGCCATCCGGCGTGTAGCAGCACCGGTAGCCGCAGGACACCTCCCGCGTCACGCCGTTTTCCACATCAGAGATCAGGCCGGGATCCTTCAGGTGAAGGTCAGCGACAAGATAATCGCCCTCCCGGTGAACATTCTCTGCGTGGCCCTTGGCGTAAAGGGCGTGATTTTCCGGCATCAGGCGTTCAGGAGGATGATTCTGGGTTACATCCTTACCCTCGAAACTGGCAACTGCTGCCGGGTCGAACACATCTTCAGGGCGGCGCTGCACCTGCACAAGGCGGTCAGGATCGCCGTCAAGGCCCAGTTCCCCGGCAAAGTATTCCTGCTGGCCGATGCGCGCAATGGGCACGTCATGGCAGATGAGGAAGCCCTCCGGGGTCTTGGTCATGTGTTCGCTGATTTTACTGCCGTAATAGGCAATCAAGGGGCATCACCTCCGAAAAATGGGTATAAAAAAACACGGTGCTGTCTGCATCGTGTTCGTTTCAGGTTTGGCGGTCACGGTAAGCGCTCACCCAGCCCTGATATTTTTCATCCCCGGCCAGCTTGTGCCGCTGGAAGGTGGCAAAGGTCTTGGGTACCTCGTCGCCCAGGGCGGTGCGGTAGCGTTCCCACTGCCGGTACTGAGCAAGCCACTTGGCACGGCCCTGTTCTTTGTCGCGGTAGGCTTTGATCTGTGCTTCGGTGCGCGGGTCGCGACTGTAGGGGTTCGTCTTTGGGCTTGAAAAACGTTTGATGCGTTCCAGCTCTTCCGGCGTGCGTCCTGCCGGTGTCCACGGGCGGAGACTGTGCAGGCAGTTGGGGTGGATGTTCAGCCAGCTGTTGGAAAGATCATCCGGCCCAGCGGGGTCCATCTTGCCGAAGGCGTCTGAAAGCGGCGGGAAGTCCGGGTCTTTTCCGCTGCGGCTATACACCCGGCCCTCGTAGGGAGCGCACAGGGCACAGGTGGTGCCGTGGGCGCTGATCTGGTATAGATCCTGTTCCGGGTCAGCGGTTATCACAGACAAGATCTCTGCCTGCCGCGAGGTGGAGCGGGAGACCATTGTTGCATAGGTGTGCAGGCTCCAGTTCCGGCCTGCTTTGTCAGTGAAGGCTGTCACGCCTTCCCGGCGCAGAGCGTCCACAAAGGCGGGCACGCTCTGGTTGATGCCACGCCCTGCAGCCTGCTGTTCGGCTACCTGTTCCAGCCCAACGCGCCGGTAAATGTCCGGTTCCGTGCGGCCCAGCAGGGCACTCTGCAGGCCTGCCAGCACAGTGCTGTGGGCATCGGTCAGCTGGCCCATGAGGTTCATGGTCAGCCGCTGCACAATGTCCGTCTGGGTGCTGGTGAGGGTCTTAGCATTGAGATACCCGGCCCGATGCTTTTCTACCGTCTCGACGGGCACAGCTCTGGCATCCGGGCGGCGCACATAGAACTGCGCTTCCACAAGGCGCGGTACATACTCCCAGTCCTGCGTTTCCAGCTGGCGGAGAATGGCCTGCACCCGTTCCAGAGCAGCCACAGCGTGATAATCCACAAGGCCTTGACTGCGCAGACGGCCGATCTCGTTGATGATATCTGTTTCGGCACGCAGGTACAGCCGGATGAGCCGTTCCAGTTCCCGGTCAGGGGATGCACGGGCAAGGGTGGGCATAGGCTTCCTCCTGAAAATGGGCAAAAGAAAAGCGCCGGACTTTCGTCTGACGCTTGTACTGTTAAATTAAATGCAGGGCACTGTTTCCTTGATCGTTTTGAGGAAAGCAGCGGCCTTTTTCATCATGCTGTTTTCCTGCAAAAACTCAATGCCTTTCTGCGTAATGCGAAGGTCAATGACTTTGACGCTGACAGCGGAGCCGATCGACGCAGGGAAAACAAGCCCTACAATATAGCCTTCTTCTGTCAGGCTGCGCATGATGTTGAACCAGTACCCCACGGGGATATGAAGAACATCCGCTGAAATGCAGTCCATATCAGGCCGTTCGCCAGCTTTGAAGCAGGCGTAGAGATATGAAAGAATGCGATATGCAAGAACAAAGTAATCATCCTTGGCCATAGGTCAATTCTCCTCAAGGTCTAGCCCATCGTCGCCCGGAGTAAGCCCGTCCGGGGCAACTTCATCGAAGTATTCGATAAGTTCTTTCATGCTTGCATCCGGGTGCTTTTGTGCATACTCAAGCATCTCGTCCTCAACCTGATATCCTGCCGGTGCATTCAAAAGCCAAAGCAAATTATTTTCGTCCTCATAGGACATCTCGACATCAGAGGCAGGTTCATAGTGCTCACGAACATACTGCACCCATACAGATTCCTGCTTGCTCATTTTTTCCTCCTGTTCGTGATTGGAATGCGCCGTTCAACGCTCAGTCCACCAAAGCCATCTGCAGTAACGTGGTACTGATAATTGGCATCCCGAATAATGACCTTTTCACCAGCCAGCAGCCCCGGGTACTGCGTGTTCAACACACCGGTGAGCCTTGCATAGGTCTTGGGTTTGAGCTGAATTTTGCTCTCGCTCCTCTGCGGAGACGGTGCGTACTTGGTTTTCTCTATTTTACCGCTCCCGCCGCCGCTTGTAAAGCGTCCGTCAGAATCGTGGTAAGGGTTGAAATCCTCGGTCAGCGCATCACCTGTTGGAAAAGTGGTAGTCTGCGGAGTGTCCAGCAGCCCTGCCAGCGGGTCGCGCAGGGCGGTCACGTCCTGATAGGTCCTGCCCGCGTTGGCGGCAATGGCTTCGTCGGTGATGGAGCCGAACATCCCGGTCTCATCGCTCAGGCGGCGAAGCTCCTGCTGTGCGGCGGGCACATCCAGCAATCCGGACTGGAATGCACTCACGATGCTGTCAGCTTTGGTCTTTGCGATGTCGGCGGTCTCCTTTGCGGTGGGCGTCCACAGCGGCGGGAAGCTGAGGTCGGCATCCTCCAGCCGGATTCCAGCCGAACGGGCCAGCACCGGCAGCAGCTTTTCAAGCACAGGCCGCAGCCTGCTCTCCCGCAGGGTATCCACATAGTCATAGTAGTTCTTCAGGTCGCTTTCGCCGGTGGCGTTCATGCCTGCCGGGGAGCGCCCGAAGAGCTTTGTCATGGGGTAGTGGCTGGCACCGCATAGGTTCAGGCACATACTCTCGTATACTTCCTGCAGACCGGTAAAGGTGTACTGCGTGTTGGTCATCTTGTTGCCCTGCTCCACCAGCTGCACACCGAAGTTGGAGCGTAGCACGCTCTGGGCCTGCATGGTGTTCCAGAAACGCCGCTGCACATCCGGGCTGGAAAGGGAAAGCAGCTGTTCCAGACCCTTGACCTCCATCGTGTTGATGTTGGCCTGAAAGGTCAGCGCTGCCATGTTGGCCGAAACATTATCGTGGGCCACAACATCCTTGTACAGGGCTTCCACCTCGGATTCGCCCCAGTAAAGCTCCGCCTGCCGTTCCAGTTCCGGCAGTTCTCTGCCAATGAACCGGACGACGCGGGAGTGATGCACCCGGGTGACGATATGCCCGGCGGCATCGTTGATGGAATAGAACGCAGGCACCACCTCGCCACCCTCAAAGGTCAGGCCCGGTTCCGGTGAGATACCCTGCCAGCGGTCAAGGATGTACAGGCCTCGGAAACTGCCGGGCTGGATGCTGTCGGGGTCCAGCGGTTGGGAAAGGTCGGTCTGCCCGGCGATCAGGATCAGCCCGGCGGCACCGCCATACAGGCGACCCCATTTCAGGCCGGTGGAAATACATCTGCGCAGACCGGCGCGCTGCTCAGCACGATGCAGAGCTTTCAGCTGATCGGGCGCAGCGTCCTTGAGTTCGTACCATTCCCGCAGCATATCGTCCACCATCAGGCCAACAACATTCTGCACGACCCAGTTTTCACGGTAGAGGCTGTTGAGCAGCGCATAGTTGCCGGTCATTCGGGTGAGCGGATAGCTGGTGGCTTCCAGCGGGCTCTGGCTGCCATAGCCCAGCCGGAACAGCGGGTTGGAGAAAGCATCCAGTGTCAGGGTATTCGGTTGTGTGCCCCCGGCGGGGCGGTTCTTGTTACGCCTGGACATGCTCAAACCTCCAATCAGGCAGGGAATTTACAAAATAGCGCAGGGCATCCATTGCGTGGTCGTTCTCCTTTACGGGTTTCTCTACGCCCAGCAGCGCAGCCTTATCGTCCCAGCGGTAAAGGCCAAACTCGTCCAGCAGGCCGATGCAGGCTTTGCTTACCAGCAGTCGGCGCTTGGAGATCAGGGTGCTGCACCGGCGGATGCCGTTCAGCACATCGTTGTTGGCTTCCATGACATAAACGCCACGCTGGCGCAGCGCGGTGATGAAAGATGCCGCCGACGGGTCCACATAGGCCGCACAGGGGCTATTCCCCATAAAAGCCATGAAATCGTCGGCATACTCTTCATCGGTTTTCTGGTGGCGTTCTTTGCGGCCATCCCAGCGGTATTCCTGATCAACACGGACGGTCTCGCCGTCGTCAAGGATGTCCAAATATACGCAGGCATTGAGTGTGCCGTAGTCTATCGCAATTGTGCGTGTGGAAACGGCCCGCATTGCAACAGGCGGAACGGTGTAGACATTGGCAGTGAAGTCAAACATATCATAGATCAGCCCTTCTGCGGCTTTGCGCTGGCCCAGAATGTCACGGGCATACCAGATACTTTTGCGGTCATAGGTGGCAAGCACGGCCCGGAGCTGCTCGTCCGAGATGCTCATGTTGTCCGCGATGGTGAAGTGGCCGTAGTTCAGGCCATAGTCGGGGTTCTCACGCTGCTTCGCTTCGTGGAAGTCCAGAATGGTCTTGTAGTACCAGTGACCCTCAGCCTTGGGGTTCAGGTCGTGAAACACTTTTCTGTCCGGGCTGGACAGGGTACGGTCGAACACTTCCTGAATGAATGCTTCGCTGCACTCGTTCACCTCGGTGATGTATGCGGTACCGTAGGTGTTGCCCTTGATGAGCTTTTCATCACCGGCTTTGCCACCGCCGGATACCAGCACCACCTTTTCGCCGGTGGCCGTCTGAATGTACAGGCAGTCGCGGTTCTGGTAGGTGCCCTCACGGCATCGGCCCTCAAAATAGTTTTTCAGGCCAAAACCGTCACAGTCCAGAATGTTCAGCCGGGCCGTTGCAGTGGATACGCCCGCAATGAGGTGTATTCTGCTGGGATGCTTTTCCAGAATGGTGCAGTAAGCCATGGTGATAAGAACGTTCTTG